AGATAAGTTCCCGGACGAGAACTTATTATACAGGAACGAATACAAGTAACCGTTCGGGAGAAGTTATAAACTCCCCCTCCCAAATTGAACTGGCTGCTTGCAAGCAGCCACTGAGCATTTAGCTGAACACACTCCGCTAAAAATTTACGCTGTTCTTTCTCTTGGCGACGATGGACGCATAAAGGGGCTAGGAATGTAAGGTAGCTTGTTCTCCTTTGACTCGTCGGGGGACACCTCCTCACCGTCTTCTTCCTGCGAGCGATACCTGCGCCTCGCGTGCACGACTGAGTTCCACTTCTCGACTCGCTCATGGTATGAGTGCTTCACCTCGTCATCAGAGGCGTTTATCTTATACCCTTTGAGTATTCCAGAGACAGTCGATGCGTAGAAGCGAGGTTTCTCCACCCGAGTAATCTTGTTGTTATTGAGGACTCGAGAGTGTCCCGCTTCATTGAGAATATTAGCTATTTTGTTGATACTGGTGCCGGCCAGTCTCAACTCGATCATTAGATCGAGAACAGCCATCTGTTCCTCTTCTCTTTGGAACGTTCTGTCTTCTTGCCGGTATTTATACCCGAAAGGGGGGCGACACATTAGAACCCCATCCTTTGCCATGCGTCTCATCACACGACTTACTCTCTCGGCCCGCTTCTCGCTATCATCTGCTGCGAAGAGAGTCCTTATAGCGAAGTTAGTCTTGGAGTTATTCTCAGACGAGTCTATCCCTTCAGTGATAAAAACGATGCGGCATCCCTTACTGTCAACCAAGTTTTTCCATATCGTGGCATTGTCGGCATTATCACGTCCGAGACGCGATACTTCTGTTAGAACAAGAACCATTCCAGGTTTGATCTCTGACAACATCTCTCTCAACCCCACACGCCCGTTAGTGCTGGTACCACTGACAGCAATATCTTCGTATATCTTCGTAAGGGTGAGCCCCTGCCTGAAACAGTAGGTCTCTATTTCTTGTTTCTGAGTCTCAAGGCTCCCACCTGTGCGTTGTTTCTCGTCAGACACGCGGCGGTAACCGACGGCAAGCTTACAATTCTTCTCCATCTCGGCCTTGAGGGTACGCGAAAACTTCTTAGTGGACGTCAACTCCTCCATTTGCATATGGCTAATAATAAAAATAATATAGTGTAGGGGTCAGTACTAATACTATATTATCTCTAGTGGATCCTCACGCTATATTACAACGTACTAACGCTATAGTGTAACCATTGTATGAAAAGCGATTCTCCCACTAAATGGGCAAAAACACGCATGTTAGCAGCTGCTAACATGTTAACAAGACAAAATAGACCCACTATGGCCTTAATAGTAGTAAGCAGGCTGACGTCTACGGCGACGACCAGCTGCCACGTTAAGTTCAGAGGGGCGAGGGACGTAGATAGGTTCAGCAGGCATCCTTTCAGCCTTTCCGGGTAGATATGGACCGCACGCCTTATCTATTGCTATACCGAGAGATTTAAGCCCAGTTTCTATTTTACCCGCTAAATATGCGGCAATTGCGGGGTCTAGAGGCTCCATTTGCTCCCCATACTTATCCGCAGGAGGGTTCGTTTGCCAGAGTCTCAGGAGTTGTAACTTCTCCGTGCTTGCACCACTCTTTCCTTTTGTGTGTCGTCTTAGTGCGGCACTCCAAGGTCGGGCGTACTCTTGGATACCTACTATACCATATATTCTTTTAGGTGGCTTACGTCCACCGGCGATTACTGCACCGCCATACATATTACATCCACCGGCGATTACTGCACCTCCGTACCCTCCGTAACCATAAGAAGCGGGTGCCGAAATAAGTCCTCCACCGTATCGTCCGCGTCTCATTCCTCCGTAGACTTGTTTACCGGCATCTTCCTCCTCATTGAGCAGGTTCTCTAATTTCCTAAGATTCTTCAGTACTACTGACCTCGACATGTGTTTCAGTTGAAACACATTTTTTCCTAGCGAAATACTCCGTTGTTACGCGTAGTACCACACGTTTCCAAATGTAGTTACTGACCCAGATAAACCCACCTGCGGATCACCAGACGTCCAGGAAACAACGAAAGTAGTTTCGGTTGGAGCAGCCGGTAGAGCCCCACCTCTTTCACCAAAGACGCGGTAGAAACTTACAGTGGATGTTGGCCCGACCGGCCCGCTAGCTCCATATGCAGTCGCTCCCAAAATGACAGAGTTATACAATAGAGACGAAGTATCGTTGGCATACAGTGGCGTCTGTCCGTAGTTGTAAGAAGACAAAGAGAAATCTTCAGTGCCACTACTGGTCCATATGCAGAGACAGTTCTCGACCTGATAAGGATTACTTACTTGGAAGTCATCGCTATAACCAGTGGCTGGAGTTAGAGGAACTGGCATCCCAGTTCCGCCAGTATACATCCTAAAGCGCGACTCCCACCAGTTACCGCTCAATCCTGCAACCTGCATTTTAACGGCTTTGAGGTAGACTCCGTTAACGCTCCCACCTGGAATACTAAGAAGTGGATATTCCGTGTTATAGACCGTAGATGTCCAGCTAAACGTCTTACAGTAGAGACGAAGAGGTGGGATATACATTTCTCTAGGCATAGTCGTGATAAACGGTTGAATCCAGTAAGTGAGCGCAGTGGTGGTAGATGTGTTGCTGAGATAAACCTGCAACCTGGATGAGAATGGTGCATCAAAAGTAATATATCCGGCAACCGCGCCAGGGTTAAGGTTGTAAGATGAACCGAAAGATTCCGTGAAATAGTTAATGCCGACATTTGACACTCCGCCGGCAAGAACTTGAGGAAGACCCAGACCAAGAGTGTTTAATCCAGTTGTGCCACTGTTTGGACTGTTGGCATTACCAATCTGTATGGCAGTTCCGGTTGCCCCATCGAAAGATATTTGTAGACCAGCTACAGAAGGGCAGTTGACTGCTATCCATAGTCGATTGAGGACACCGCCGTAGTTATAGTTGGTAAATATATCGCTGTCCCAAGCTACCGCCGTTGTGTTAGCTGGTATAGTCTGGCTCTTCGCCCCGAAGCAAGTCAGGGAAGTGTAATCGGTGAAAGGAAGAATATTGGCTGTATTAGTCTGGGCCACCCACTCGCCATCGATATAGAAGAATACCTGGTTGCTGGTGGTGTTGTAGTACATCGCTCCAGTAGCGCCGGTAGGAGCACTTGCCAGTTGAGGCATAGTTAGTTGTTCTGTTGCGTTAAACTGTTGGGCGTATAAATCACTCCATGGCGCTGGAGTAGATGATGTTAATAGAGCGACTGACATGTTTACAGTCGATAGAAAAAATAGATACGGTATCTGTGTTAGACTCCGCGTAGGTGGTAGCGTCGAATAATACCGCTAATAGTCGAGTCATAGACACGCTTGCATTTCCTTATTTTCATCTTGCCTTCGTCCATCTCCTTCTGTACCTTCTTAGTTATCTGGTAATTGTTGACATCCGGGTTCTCAGTGATAAGGGACTGGATGTAGTTAATTACCTGCTGCTCTTCCATATTCGGCACCAGGTCACCTTCTCCGTTTATTGACATACCAAATGGAGGTCTCCTTCTAAGGAGCCCCGCTACCTTCATATCTGCTACGGCTCTATCCACCCTATCTTTCTCTTGCATTTACCCTAATATAACTTTCTTCGTGTCGAAATAACTACTCGCTGGGTAAATGTCTTTGGGTACAGGACCTCTCAGTGGTAATTTGACCAGTAACAGCGAAGTACATCCGATAGCCCGGGACGGGCCACAACTTATATACTACGACGAAGAGCCGGTAGATATCGTCAGCGAATATGGACCCGATGGAGCAGTCCCTATAGTGGGAGACATGCTCGACGAAGCAGTTGAAGAATTACGCATGAATCAACTGGACACGCGTAAGTTAATTAATATAGAGAACGACGTTCTCTCTCGTGATCCACCGACCGATAGACACTCTAAGAGAGCCTATGCAGCTGTTAGAGATAAGCTAGGACACATGGAGTATAAGTGCCTGTGGTGCAATACTCCCGAAGGATTTCAGGTGACTCCTCGTATGATTCCCAACCAGAGAGATGCATACTACATCTTTGGGATGAGCGGCTGCGGTAAATCGACCTGGTGCTCTCGATATGCTTTAGAGTGGTTAAGAGAGCATCCAGGGCAGACTGTGTATTTATTCTCACGCAAGACGCAAGACCCAGTATTCGACGGTGTGATTCCTACATTGGTAAGAATCGCGCTCGACCGCAAATTCATCACTGATCACCAGACAAAAGGTCGCTCTATTGCCGATCCTATCTCTAAATACGCTAATTCACTGGTGATATTCGACGACTTTCACAAGATAGAAGATCCGATGTTACTGAAGGCAGTACTTCACTTAAAGAATTCGATGTACGAGCTGGGCCGCCAATACGACATAGATATCTGCTCTATCCAGCATAAAGGAATGGGAGGAGCTAAGTCTCAAGTAGAGCTGTGTGAGAGCACGGCTATCGTCTGCTTCCCGAAGATGAATCTAGGAGAGAGCCAGAAGGTATTAACTACCTATCTCCGCTTCACCAAGGACCAGATGTCGCGTATTTTCGATGAAAAAGGAAAACAGCAGCGATGGATGTGCATCATTAGACCCAACATAATAGTAACACAGGACTACATTAAAATAGTGGATTAAACTTGGTCCATAGTAAAGATGGACCAGGATCCTGAAAAACAGCAAACAGAAGTATCCACATCAGAGGATCAGCCGACCCGGGCGGAAGAAGTAATAGTACCTGCCGGTGCGACTCTTCCATCATCGCCACTAGATATTTATCGAGCACGTATGTTGGAGCCTACATCTCGTAAAGATCTCAGGTATATGCTCAACGACACAGTAAGAATAATCGAGTATGAACAGCTTAAGACATTTAAAAGGCTAGACGAACTACTACAGCCGTATGGAGCTGTTATTATGTTGTACCCATCGACCGATAGCGAAATAACTAACCCCGACGAGAGAGTTGGTCATTGGGTCTGTATGTTCGTTATCCCCGGCACTAACCAGCTCGAGTACTTCGATAGCTACGGTTGTTATATCGACGAGCCCCTGAGAAGAGACAATAACCCACTCGCCTATCACGAGCCCCAAAAAGTGGAACCTTATTTACTGGATCTAATCTTATCCAGCGACTACGCCAATAATACATTTTGGAACGAGGTAACATTTCAGGGCAACGATATGGACACAGCTACTTGTGGTCTGTGGTGCGTTCTGCGGCTCAAGAATCGACATCTGGACGAAGAAGCATTCGAGAAGCTTTATTTAGACGCACCAGGAGTGATGAGAATAGACCCCGACCTATTGGTGTCTTCTATTATTTGCGACATGTACCCCGAGATGCGAATAGCGCCCAAACAAATTGTGTGAGCAGTAAAATGCTGACCACGCGAGTTACAGCTAGCGATACTAGCAAGAATCCCGACCACATATATGTGGACGCAACTTTCTATAATAATAGTTATACCACACTGGCAGCCGCCAACCAGTACATTCCAGCGCAGATATACCAGCAAAGAGATAGTCCATACCTGTACAACCCTGAGCTGTATAACATGACCGTCACTAGATTTTCTATCTCGGGAGACTATCTAGGTAGAGCTTATCAGAGTCTCGCGACCACAACTGGTCCTACCGGTACTAGACTTTGGGTGAGTTTATCATACAACGGTGTGTATTACGACGAGCCCATTGTAATACCAACAATAAACGCTCCACAGGGTGGATACGAGAAGGTGTCGGTCAACATATTCGGCTTTCTTTCGCTAGTTAACGCTGGATTTTTAGCGGCACAGAACGCGGTAATAGCAGCTGGGGCTACTTGTCCATACGGACAAGTAATGATGACATTCGACCCGGCCACCGCTCTATATTCTGTCAATGTACCAGCTTATTATGGAACAGGCACGGTAGGAGTGACTGGTGCCGGTATTGGCGTTCACATGAGTTACTTCTTATTCCAGAAGTTCCAGTCGTTCGACGTGATACAAAACGCACCACTACTGTATAACAATCACGACATTACACTGGTGCGAGAGTGGTACGGAGATAACCAAATACCGGCGACTAGTATATTCAGCGGGACTGGTACAGTAGGTGGGACCGGAGACTACTACATGGTTCTCACACAGGACGCGGCGTGGCCTTCGTCTATTATGGACGTCAACCGCTTGATAATAACGACTAACAATATACCGATTATACCGGAATACAAATCGACTACTAGTTATCTACCACCCGTCGGTAGCAGCAACAACCAAACACAGTCGATCATCACAGATTTTATTATCGGGCGCGATGCCCCGTTCCAAAGTAGAGGAGAGCCTTACGTTTACATCCCCAGCTTCTACCGATTAACTTCCATGCAGGGATCGTCACCGCTGACAACTTTCGACTTGAGCATCTTAGTGAGCGATAACATGGGCTATATCTATCCTCTATATCTTTCACCAGGAGGGTCGATAGATGTCAAGGTTCTCTTCCTACGCAAAGGTCTAGTTAACTAGGGTAATTATGCGATGTGCGTCACTGTACGCATATCGCTGAACTAATTTTTCTGCTTCACAAGAAACATGTCTCGTCCTATAACACTACCAGATTCTCTAAGTGTTGATCCGCGCCTCACCATTGGCAGTAATAAGATGGTAGAAATCCGCAAGGGAGCCGCCAATACCACGGTTACGAGATCCAGCGCGACGAGTGTGAGTGCATCACAGATATCGTTCGTGCCGACTCTCAACAACTTGTCGACTATTATCGACCCGTATGTCTACGTAGAAATCCCTTTGACGGTTACTGTTAACGCAGCTAACCCTATAGGACCCGTGGCCATGCAACAGTACGTCCAGAACTTCTTCGCACCGAGGCAGTATCCTTTGAACTCTTGCATAAACACGGCAACCGTCCAAATCAACAACGTCAGTGTAACCAGCAATCCTTCACAGTTTGTCCATCAGCTCGCAGCTTTCCAACCATACGATGGTAAAGAAGGACAGGCACTCATCCAATCGTTGGTTCCTATACAGCCGGATACTTCGCCGCAATATGCTGACTCGGCTGGCAGCTTGAAGAGTCCTCTCAACTGGTATTTCACCGGTGGCGAACACTATTCCGAGTCTCGCGGAAGCTTTGTTAGTAACTTCGTCACGATAGCCAACACGCCCAGTCAGTGGCAGTTTACTTACCTCCTACGCGAGCCTATAATGAATCCTCTTCTCGATTACGATCCCAATAAGAAGAGAGAGGGGCTCGCTTATGTTAATCAGATGATTATTAACCTCACACTCGCTAGCAATCTCAGTCGTATGTTCTCATGTGATCTAGTTAACTGCCCCAACGTAGCCAGCGTCAACGTCTCCTTCAATACTGCTTCACTTGTGATGACGTGGTTGACGGCTGCACAGGCGCAATCTCTCCCACCGACCGTATTGAAGAGTTTTAATAATATAATTGCCAACCAGACAGTCGTCCCTTCAATGGCTTCGGGTCAACAGTTAACAATCCAGTCGCAAAGCTGGACAATGTCACAAATCCCACGTAAGATATGGGTGTATGTAGCTCCCAGCACTGGTTCACTTGACACTCCAACTGGATTCGGCCAGAGCGACTACAACTTCTCCATTCAGCAGGTGTCTGTTCTCTTCAACAACAAGTCGTCACTGATGGCTAATATGGGGCCTGGAGATCTCTACAACGCATGTATGGCTAGTGAGGGGTGCATTAAGAGCTACACAGAGTCTCAGAATTATTGGGGCTCGTGTTTGATACTCGATCCCGCTCTTCTATTCGGATTGCAAGACGATGAAGCTCCAGGAGTTCTTGGAAATTACCAGTTGCAGATCCAGGTTCAGTGCACCAACATATCACAATCTACAGTGGCTACTCCAGTTCTATACGTCGTGTGGGCGATGGAGAATATCATGGTAACCGATAGCAATGCCAACACCACACTCTCGCAAGGATTCGTCACTCAAGAGGACGTCGTTGCTTCAAACCGTCTTCCGGCTAGACCCGCCTCTTTCGGAGAAGCAGATATCTACGGAGGTAGTTTCTTCGATACACTGAAGAGAGCTCTCGGTACTGTTTATAACTTCGCCAAGGACAACAGGCTTGTTAGCAAAGGACTTGCATCATTCCCACAAACCGCTCCGTATGCTCCTATCGCTGAGCAACTCGGATTTGGACGGACTAGTCGCCAGCAGATGAGGCGCCAGTACACTTCTCTGAGAAATTAAGCTGTTTGGACGATATTGGACACTGTCCAATATCAGTAAAAGGCCTAAAGCCGTGTACACTAAATAATACCAGCCCTGGTCGACTGTTGCTCCAACGGGTAGACCCAGGACCATAAATATCTAATACGTCGTTGATAAAAATAATAAATAGTCTAAAGAAGTGGTATAATACCACTTGTGAACGTATGACTCTTGCGGCTAAATGCTCAGTGGCTGCTTGCAAGCAGCCAGTTCAATTTGGGAGGGGGAGTTTATAACTTCTCCCGAACGGTTACTTGTATTCGTTCCTGTATAATAAGTTCTCGTCCGGGAACTTATCT